ACATCAATTTTTTCTCTCCTAATATTCGATGTCGTATTGCTTTGTAAACACCCAGTTGATTGAGACTCCTCATAAGCTGCACGACAGACAGCATTTTTCACACCTTTGGGAATTTCCTGATAAAAAGCTAATTCTTCAGAAGACCAATCTTCAGTACTTCCATAATAGCTATCATCCCAGACTCCGTATCGTGGCCATTCAAGAGGGTTTGCCCAATCCATTTTCACGCCTTTGAAAGAGAAAGTTTCTACATAATCCATTCCTCTCAAAATAGCCTGTTCTCTCGCATCAGTTGAAAGCGTGGACCAACCAGTTAAGCCAAGATTGCTTACGAAAGTATCAACTTCTGCTACTGTTACATAGGAATTAGCCGATAGACTTGCGGCGGTTCCATCTTCTATGATTAATGTCGGCATAGCTCATTACCTATCTATTTTGGTTTTTGACTGCCTTATTTTTTTCTCGCCAATAATGATATTTGGATTCATTTCTATCTCTTTTATCTTCTGTTTGTTGTCAATCTCAATTCCATCAATTGCCTCTCCCTCCAATTTCTCTGGCTCAGGTTCTACAACAGTTCCAGGAGGAGTTGGGGAAAATCCCTTAGTTTGAATTACGGTTTTCCAATCAACAGCATGATGGAAAGAATGTCTTGTTCCTTCTTTGTCCCAAGCATAAAACATTGTTGCTTTTGTTGATGCCATATAATCTCCTTTACTGTAAGCTTCTTGTGGTAAATACTGCCGTTGAATCTTCTTTTAAATCATTAGCTACTGGAACAGGCTGAATCGCCTTAAATTTTATCGGAAAAATTGTTTTCGCCATTTGTGCCTCTAACTCCCGCAACATTCCTTCTTTATAAGGGGCGGAGGTTTTTGATAACAGTTGAATCAATATTTGTAAATGCTTTGCTCCTTGCTGCATCTGAATTGAACACAAATGAAACATGGCAAAAGTCAAAGCTTCTGGCCTCATGGTATAAACAAATCTGTTTTTCTTTAGAGCTGGATTATTTTGCCATTGTCCAAATATGCTGCAAAAATCTTTTGCTGCATTTAAGGCAAGTTCTTCATCTTGTACCCACACCCCATATTCCAGAGCCGCCATTGCTAAATCTAAATCTCCCGGCAAATCCTCCAACCCTATATTCAGCCATTCTTTACACCTTTTCTTATCCCCAATTTTCATCAACTGTTTAATCATGGTGAAATAAAGAGATTGATTGAAGTGACTATTAGCCTCTTCTTTGCATGTAAGATATTTTTCTCCCCATTTTATTGCCTCTTCATGACAATCGTTATTCGCATATAATTGGCACAAATAAAAATAGGGAAGTCCTTCATGTACCTCTCCTGTTTCAACCTGCTTCAACAATAGGGTGCTTGTTCTTTTAAATTTTGCCTCTTTTTGCTCAGGTGTCAAATCATACCCATAATGTTTTATTTCCAGCATAGGGCAAAATAATGCTTGCCCCTCGATCTTTGGTTGATTGTGAACAATCCCTTCATATCTAACTCTATTCTTTTTGAAAAATCTTGTAGAATTGAACTGCAAAACATTCAATTCTTTCTGAATGTCTTTTACCACCAATGCAGCTGCATTGTATTTACATTCTTTGAAAAACCTCTTGATGTTTTTTATAGGAGCTTTGTTGACAAAACAAAGCTCCTCATCTGCATCAATGATTAAAATCCACTTTCCTTTAGCATAGGAAATAGACTGGTTACGATGAAGAGAAAAATCATTTGCCCAAGGATGCTCGTAAATACGAGCATTAAATTTTTTTGCTATTTCAATCGTATTATCTGTTGATCCAGTATCAACAATAACAATTTCATCGGCCAGTAGTTTTACCGAATTAAGGCATCTCTCAAGATTTTTCTCTTCATTTTTCACCATCATGCAAGCAGAAATCAAAATCCCGGAATTTGACATATCCACCCCCATTACTGCTTAGAAAGCCACATTTTGAACCGGACATCAGTTTCATTTATCGTCCCAGCACAAATAACATAAGCTCTCAAATAACGTAGAATAGTTCCCGCAAAATCATTATGGAAAGGAGTTCTGTAGAGTCCTGTGCCATCCTGAGTAGCAGACGAACTGCCCGTGGTATCGGCATTCTGAGTACCGGAAACATTTCCAAACTTCACAACCTCTGCCAGCTTAAACGATGCAGTAAATGTAGAAGTTGTTGAGCCCTGTAAAACAATAGCAATAGTACTATTGCTTACGGCAGTCGTATGCTTAGTTTTTGTGGAGACATCGCAGAAAATCATTCCACTTGTATATCCTCCACCTGTATCAAATACCTTCGCAACACCATCAACAGAACCTGCCGAGGATGCTACAATTGCCTCAGAACCGGAATTGTCATTCAAGCAGCATTCTTCGTCGATTATCACTTTTCTGTTATCCAACATTATTTATTACCTCCTCAAAAGTAAAATTTTATTATTAAGGTTTTATTACGCTGTGACAGCCGAGTTCGGCAACCCATAAAGCCTTGCCGCAGCCAAAGGTCGCAGAATTGCCAGCGTGATATACCATTCAACTCTTGTCCTGTAAACAGGCTTGCTCTGCTGCTCGCCAAGATCACGAACATCCATCTCGGCATTCTGCAATCCCAGAACTCCGTTCTCTGCAAAAGACACACAGTAAATGGAAGTCATTTCTGTGCCGTCCCCTGAACCGGATTCAGTAAATGCAAGAATTTCCTGATTATCCTCATCCTTATCTGCGATAAGAATAGGAATATCATTATAACGAGTCACCCTGCGGCCAAAAGCATCCAGATCATAAGTGATGTATCCGCCTACAGTCGAGACTCTTGCAGCCGAAGAAAGCCTCCGTCTCATCGTCTTATTCATAATCAGATGAGTCGGCTCATCTACCGCATCAATCACTTCATCAAGTTTGGCCAGAGATAAAGCAGCAGTAGAACCAGCAGTTGCCGAACTATTGATGAGCTGATCCCCAGTGCAACGAACCTGAAGTCCATCAAATCCTTTCGGATCAGTATCAACATCGCCCTTTATAAACTGCTTCGTTAGATTCAAGGAGAGAGCCTTGATTTTAAGCTGCTCCTGAATCGCACGCTGATTTGCTCCTCCAGTTTTCACCAGAAACACATCAACATCCAAGTCCCCACCAGCAATGGCAAGAGACTCAATGATTTTCTCGACCTCACCAGTGCTTTCTGTGTAAGCCTCGTTCACTCCTCTAAAGGCTACTCCAGGCAGCATCTTCTCTCTGTCGAATTTCAGAGCGTTGCCTGTAATATTCTCAAAAGGTAAATTCGCCATCAAATCAGAATTTTTTGCAAACAATTCCATAACTGTTGCCTTGAGCACTTCATCTCTGCCCAATGCAATTTTTGCTGATTCTATAAGTGTTAAACCCATCTCAAATACCTCCTAAGTTTTAATATTTGTTGAAATAAAAAATCCCAGAGCAATCTAATCATAAGATTAAATCCCTCTGGGATTCCGTTTACAGCTACCAGCCTACAACTAATTTTTTTATGCTACGTTTGCGAACTCACCGAGTCCTATTTTATGTTGCTTTTACCTCCCCATGAATCATTTTCAATCTTTCTGAAGCAGGTATTTTGCTATAATCAATTGCACCCTTTCCTGCCGCCCCACCACGGCCATCATTGCTACCGCCGCCAGCAGACGGCTCAAATAGGAAAGGAGCCACTTCCATCTGAACAATCGCCCATTCCTCAAAGGTCATCTGTTGCTTGCCATCTTTTCCATAAAGAATTTTATCATTTTCTTTTGGAACAGGCTGGCCATTTTCGTCAAGATGCCAGACTCTCCTTCCTCTGGAAAGAATGTCTGCCATTGCACCTGCCCTTACTTTTCCAGCAACAGCCTTTGTAATCTCGGAATCTATCAGAACTTCTGATAAGCGATTATTAGTTTTTGACACTTCTTGATTTTTAATGTCCACCGCATCCTGCAGTGCTTTAATCTGGTTTTCATATTCCTGGCGCATCCTCTGAACTTTCTGCTCAACAAGTTCATCGATTTTACCAGCCTCTATCATTTGCTTGTCTTCAATGGCTTGAACTTTCTTCTGCCATTCCTTTACTTTTTCTGGATCAGCTCCGTAAGAATCAATCTTCTTTTGAAGGTCTTCCTTCTCCTTCATCAGTTTGACATTGTTCTCGCGAAACTCATCCACTTTCTTTTTAGACTCTGGATCAGCTTCAGCGTCCAAATGAAACTTGCCGTCATCTGCACGTTTGTAAAGATCTCTGTATTTCTCTTCAACATCCTCAATCTTTTCTACGACTAATTTAAGCACTCAAGCCCTCCTCTCCCGGTTTATGTATAATACATTATAATTGTTTTTACCCATAAAGAAAAGAAAAATTTTCGTTATTGCGAAAATACAAAATTATTTTCCTGTTCAGGCAATGGTTTATCATGTAAATTGTCTCCATAAGCAATCTCATCTGGAATTCCATCCGGGAATGCCTTACAGACAACCCTTTCCGTTTCTTCATTTCCATCATCCTGTTTGATTCCAGTAAAAAACTTACACCCTCTTGTATAGCACTTCGGCTCTTGTAACATTCTATCCCCTTTCCCCATCTCAGCGTTTTGTGTAATAATGATCACATCTTCTGCCTTTTCAATCAGTGATATCAGATTGGACAAAGTGTCCGCAATATCCTGATTTTTAGGCGTCCCAAGCCAACTCAATTCTTTCATCAAATGATCTGTCTTGAGAATACTACCTTCCTCAAATAACTTTTCCAGTTCTTCAGTATCAGGATGCTTTCTAATATAAATAGCCAGATCGTTCAAACCTTTGTTGCTTGCCAAATCCCCAACATATCCTTTACTATCATATATGTAAAAACTCATAAGTCCTCCTTTATCTTATTATAATCTTATTTTTGCCTTAACCTCTTTAATAATTTTTGTTCAAAATTATCTT